TCATGATACGATAATGTCAAAGTACATCTTACCGGATTCTTTGTCATATACAATCTGGTCAACAATTGTACGTATCAGGGTTCCTTTTTCTTCATAACTCACATCTGGATTTTTGAGTATGTCATTCACAGATTTAATCTCATGAAGCACATCTTCCTTGTTTACTTCTTTTTCTGCCTGCTCTTTTCGGAGCTTTTCCAATTCAGTTTCAAGCTGTAGTCGATTACTGATCAGCCGTTCTTTATTGGCTTTATATTCTTCCAATGAATCAATTCCACTTTCGTATGCGTCACGGATCCTGCTTTCTCTGGCAGAGAGTTTGGATAGTTCCTTCTGGAGCTGTTCAATGGCAGCAGTCTCATCTGCAGCAGGCTGTTCTTTGCGTACATATGTAAAGTCCGCACCGGCAAGAACTTGATCAAAATATTCGATCACAGCTTCTTCTGCTTTTTTTACAGACAGCGCGACAGAAGTTTTGTGAAATCCCTTTGCATATTTCCAGCATTGGAAGTATGGACACTTGCCGTTGCCGGTGTAGGAGAGGGTAGCACCACAGACAGAGCATTTCAGCAATCCAGATAACCAGTGCTTGCACGTAGATATATTCCGGGCTTTCATGGGACGTTTGCGGGAAGTAATCAATCTTTGCCTCCGGTCAAAACGTTCTTTTGAAATCCGGACTTCATGCGCGCCCTCGAACTCTACTCCATTCCAGGACACGATTCCACAGTAGAAAGGATTCTGCAGGATCCGATCAATGGTTCGCCGCTCAAATGGATTACCCCGTTTGGTCTTATATCCCAGATCATTACATTTCCTTGCAATGGCAGTTTCATCCATGTTTTGGTTATCATACAGATCCATGATATAAGATACCATAGCATACTCAGCTTCATTGATCTGATAGGGCTTTCCGTGTCCCACAGCTTCATAGCCGAGACAGGGCGAGGATTGGTATCCATTCCGGAGAGCTTTTTCTTTCATGCCCCTCAGAACTTCTCCAGAGAGCCGGATAGAGTAGTATTCATCCATCCATTCAATAATACGCTCGATCAGAGAACCAAAAGGACCATCTATAAGAGGCTCAGATACGCTTATTACCTCCACGTGGTCTTTCTTGAGCATACTCTTGTATACGATAGATTCCTCCTGATTACGGGCAAATCTGGAGTATTTCCAGACCAGTATCACATCAATCGGATGTGACGGCTGTTTGGCAATGCCGATCATACGCTGAAACTCAGGACGCTTTTGTACATGCCGGCCGGATACACTCTCGGAAAAGATAAAATCATTAGAGATAATGATAGCGTTCTTTTTAGCATAGTCCAGCAGCAGACGCTTCTGAGCATCAGGAGAAAGCTCTGCCTGATCATCTGTGGAGACTCGTATATATAAAGCTCCAATGCGATCACTCATGATATCACCTCGGTTTTATAAAATATGTAAAATTGGGTACAAAAATAACAGCCACACAAATGTTCTGGTTGTGCGCCTGCTCCGAAGATGATACAATATTTTTGCTCAAAGGTATCTCTTCGGAGATATTAGCCGGTCTCTGTTGGCGCAGGGGCCGGTTTTTTTATTTTATTGAATCTTTATTTCTTGTATCTGGCAAGGAGCATCACCCATATAACCATCATATGCATAGACAGTAATAGGTGATTGAGTATCTTGCAGCATAAAAGCAAAACCGACTTCTAAAGATGCATCTTTTAGGATTGTTTTATAGGTATTATCGCAGGCTGCGTTTCCGGTTCCATCGTACCATTCCAACTCTATTCCATTCTGGTAAGCTTTTATACTATACTGAGATGCTGCATCGACTGGAGAATCGTTTTTATTGGAAAAATTAAACTTTACTACACCGAGAGTATCTGTAGATGAAGAGTCATATGGCATTGTTTCAAAACCAGTATATTTAAGAGATGAAGAATCTGATTCAAAAGCAATTGCGTCAACGTTTTCACCAGAAGAATTTTGTGTATCACTAGAAACAGTTGAGCTGTTGGAAAAGAAAGAAGAATCCCAGTCTGCTTTATTTTGTTTGTAATCAGATTCGTATTTATCTCCAGTGGAAGAATCTGTTGAGATTATTTTGTAATCAACTTTGTCTTCATCTATTCCATTGACTTCTTGATACAAGGGAGCAAAAAACAATGGAAGATATCCAACAAAAGCTTCAGACATTGTCATATTATCAGCAGAAGAAATATTAATATTGAATTTTGTCATATCATCATTATATGTCATGTCTTCAATATTTGGATAAGTTTCTTTATCACTGAGAACATCTTTTATCGCAGCATCAAGGGAAGATTTCAAATATTCTTTCCATTTTTTTTGCTGATCTTTATTCAGAGTATATACCATACTTCCGTCATCTGCTGTTGAGGACTCTTGAGAATCAGGAAAATCTGAAAGACCGGCATCGGTAACATAAGATGGGACAGTTACAGATAAATCCTTTGCATAAACTGGTACAGATAAAATCATTGTACCTGCTAAAATAGCGCATAAAAGTTTCTTTTTCATTTAAACTTCCTCCTTCACATTGTGTAAAATTTATATTCATTCAACAGCGATCATTTTCATCACTGCGAATGGTTCAAAGTAAATTATGTAATTGTCAACAGCAGTACATATGCCATATTTTGATTTATAACATAAGAGAGCTTCTTTCAGATATTCTTCTGTGGCATCCAGATATTCAGCCATTTCAAAAATGTTTCTACAACCAGCTTCATAGGCTCTGATCAGACCGGTTAATCCAATTTTTAGATTGTATCCGTAGAATCGTGCTCGATATTCCTGTTTACGATTCATGATGTCGGTCTGATCCAGAATGTCACCGGAGCTGGTACAGTGATGACCAATTTCCTCAGCCAGGACACAAGATTTTTCTACATGAGTCATATCTTCATTTAGCGCAACAGTACCATCACAATATAAACCTTTGATATTGCTACTATTAAAAGGATATTCGACAATTTCTATACCGTCCTTGCAGGCCTGAATCTGTAGTTCTTCGTAGTTCATGTAAACACCTCCCGCTCGAGTATATCATTTTGGAAGTACATAAATCCGTACAACCATAATTTAACAAAAGTAACGTATTTCACCAAAATATTTAAGCCATGCACGGATTACATCATCGTGCCGCGCCTCAATCATACGCATTATATTTCGAAGAGTATGATTAGGAATGCGAGAATTGTTATTGCAAAGCAAGCAGTGTCCCGTGCTGGTTATCCATATTTTAGTGGCATTTGCAGTTGGAGCACCCTTAGCAACATGTATGTGAACAGGCTCAAGTGGTTGATTTTCATTAGTCCAGAAATAAATCCAGTATTCACCAATTCTAAAAATTTGAGGCATTGTCGAAGCCTCCTTCCTGCGAGAACTCCATGATCAGATGGGCCATAGAGTGAATGATCTCATCAAATCGGGCAATCTCTTCATCTGAATATTGGAAGATATCTTCCCATTCATAAGCAGGAAGCCAACAAGTGGCATGTTTAAAACAATATTTTTCATCTGGAGTTTCGATATAAACTTTTACTTTTCCATCTGAATTCATTTCAGAATGCGTGATTTCTGTATCATCATTGAGTGTCATAAATGGATACATCATAATAAAGATCTCCTTTCTGAACTTATGTAAAATACTATGTTGGTTCGAAAAACATTTTAGGGCGACATATAATATATTTATTCAGAGAACCATTGACCAGTAGATGCTTGACCAACAGTTCCCTGGGTAAATATATTATATTGTCAATGTACATCTGGCATATCTGCCACTATTTCCTCTTATTTTTTACTGATTCTTTAAATTTGTGAATTTCTTCCTGTTCGGCATCTGTGTAGCAATCGCCTTCGTGATGAGCTGCAATAGTATCGAACTGGCGCGTAGTTTTGTCGAGATTAACATCAATTATATTACTGGATCCATCGTCAACGTATGCGTCAGCTACAGAAGACTTCGACTTTATATCATCCATATTAACATCGATAATTTCAACTTTAGCTTCTGCGTTCTGTATATCAGCAATACGATCAAATTCTTTCTGCAGAACAGTATCTACCATATCTTTACCGTGATCATCAAGTTCACGGTATTTTTTTATTATATTTTCAAATTCTTCCGGGGACGCTTCATTTTTATATAACTGTTTAGTCTCATCTTGAAAAAGGTAATTTGCGTCACAATGTAAAATATCAAACAAATCATACAAAAGAGTTGCGCGAGGGGAATTAACATCTGTTTCCCAGCTTCCAATAGCGCTTTGACTAACACCCAACTTTTCTGCTAAAGCTGGTTGTGTAATCCCCAGTTCTTTACGCTTGTCTCTTAATCTACTTCCAAAACTCATCGTCCTACCTCCTTATATTGAGATATTACTACAAAAAAATGGTACAGTCAATAAAAAACCAGAAAAACTGATAAAAACATATTGACAAACCAGAAAAACTGATATAATATGCAGATATACCAGAAAAACAGGTACAGAAAGGAGGAATACCAGAATGACTATTGCCGAAGCAAATGAACCTTTATCAAATGGATTAAAAATCATCATAGCTCAAAAAGGTTTAAAAAATTTGTATGTTGCAGAAAATGCTGGTTATACACCACAGGAATTAAGTGACATGCTTAATGGCAGACGCTTAATTAAAGCATGCGACATTCCAAGAATCGCAAAAGCTCTGGGGGTAGAAATAAATTACCTTTTTGGAATAGAGAAAGGAGCGTAGTAGAGATGCTTGAAAAAATTTCTACAAAAGAATTAGTAGAAGAGCTGAAAGAAAGAGAAGGTGTAAAAACAGAATATGCCGAACCGCATCAGGATAAGAAGTTATCCGTCAATGGTCCGGCAGTGATTCTGATCATTATTGATTAACCTATACGTTTGTATGGATATCTGCCTTTTATCTGAGATGCTAAATATTTTCCATGAGAAGATGCAGACATAAGCTCACGATAAATAGATTCCGGTACTCCTGAGTACGCGTATAATCCACCGCTATGGAAAGAAACGTACAGAGTTCCGCTCTGGTATCCAATACTTGAAATATTAGAAGATGATACAGGAATCATATTCATTGGTAAACACCACCTTTCTATTAGATTTTCGAACGTTCTAATAGAATGGTACTATAAAAATATTTGTGCGTCAATATATAGTACGAAAATGCGTTCTGCACAACGATATATTGTGTTGCAAGCGCCAAATAATGATTTTATACATAAAAACATGGCGATATTATTAGATCAGAAGGAATCAGCGTAAGGAGGTGAGAGAGATGGGAGAAAAAGAAGAAATTGAAAATCTGCGTAGGCAAATATGCAGGTTAAAAACCAGTTTAATGCTTACGCAGATATCAACGATTGTGTTTACCGTTATTTTTGGATGTCAGTGTCTTCGTTTGATTCAGAATTATCATTACCTGCTTCAACAGGTGAGCATGTGTCTTGAGTCTGTGAATACTGTTTATTCAGCTCTTCGACAGTTTCTTTCAATTCTTTGATCGTTTCGGCTTTGCTAGAGGATGAGGCATCTATATTGTGCAGTAGCTGCTGTAACATTTCATTTTGAGAGCGCTGTAGTTCAAGCTGAGATTCTTCTATGCGTATCAAATCGTTTTGATCTTCTTTTGATGAAGCAGATTGAGCAATGGCAATGGAAATTGAAAGAATTGTGGTAACGATAAAACCGATGAGTTCCAGCAAGAAAGCTGTAGGCATTTTTATTCTGCTGTTACCAATAGGAATATATACAGAATCGGGTAGCTCATAAGTTTTAACAGTAGTGTCGTCAACAATTACAAAATCGTCTTCTGATAATCCACCGAGATCTTTTGAGTAATTGGAGAAATCTGAATGGAAAAGTAATTCAGGAGGCACACTCAAAAATTGGTTTTGAAGTTCCAGAAGAGACAATGATTGCTTTAAAGACTCATTTAAATTGTTATATACACCAGTAGTTATATTTTCCCGAACAGTAGCAGTCATAATTTCAGACATTTTGGAGAGTGATTCAGTCAATGACGCAACCATGGTGGGTGTGTATAACCGAAAAAGTTGTCTATAGGGTTTTACTATTTCTTCCTGTAACTGAGCTATTTGATAATTCATTAGATCAGAGTGAAAAATAGTTTGGAAATATCCAGAATAAGAATCTGTAATTTTATTTAAAGAATCTATTAGGTTCTTCATTTCTGGAGTTAAGAAAGGGTTGTTTTTTTTGTTTGTCATTCATAAAAACCTCCTAGGTGAGTATTCAGGCATGGCAGTGCCCTGTAAAACAAGGATAGGAGAACGAATATGAAAAGTCAATGCTGTTTGCAACCGATTCAGACAACAAGGAATCAGCGTAAGGGGGTGAGAGAGTGAGGGTGAAAGACAAGGTCGATGAGACTATCGTGGCTGTATGTAATAGAATCCAGGAAAAAATTAAAGAAGATTCTTTTGATGAGGATAAAAACATTTCGCACATGGTAGAAGCCCTGGCGAAACTGATATCCGCCAGGGCTGGGCTTGAAGTTAATTAATTATTCTTCTGTGGGTTTGTTGATTGTTTTTACAATCGTATTAAAGAAATTTGTAACTTCTTCAGCTGTTGCAGTTGCAGTCGCACGCTTATCAATTAAGTCGTTCTGAATAGCGAGTTCTGTAAATGTTTTTGCAAGCTGATATTTTGCAGATTCATTAACACCCATGGATCATACCTCCTTTCTTTAGACTCAGGCATGGCAGTGCCCTGTGAATAAAGTATAAGAGCTGAGAACATAAAAAACAATATGCACAAGATGATTCGACAGATATCGAGAAAACTTGATAAGTAACCATAATCATAAGAATTTCATACCATATCACAGGGAGGTGAGGCCGTGAAGAAGATAGAGTTTATTACCAGAATACAGGTTAATGGTGTAAAAGAGGAGGTATCAGGTGCAAAAGCATCTGAGATTATCCGAGAACGTGTGGAAAACGCATTGCAGGCAATGAACTATGAGAAGAGAGCTGCCGGATAAGGGCGGCAGGGGGGACAAGCAGGAGAAAGATATGGATCATAAGATTCTCTGACGGAACAATCGGCTCCTGCTACGGCGCCCGATCGGGAGCCGCGGAGATAGCAGAACTCCGGAAAGAAGATTATGGAGGATCCTACACGATGGAGGGAGAGATATGACAGAAAAACAAGTCAGCAGATACATAGATCTGGTACACAGAAGAACGTACATTCTTACACATAGTGGAGTCGACTGGAAACCGGAGTATGCTTCTGAGACGGAAAAGATCCACTGCGAACTGGAAATATTACGTCCGCTGGTGGAACAACTCAGAAGTAAAACTGCATAGGAGGGAGGTGAGAATGATGGCGAGAGAACTTAACATTTCCCTGATTATAGGGATTGTTGTGGCAATCCTTCCGGTATGGCAATGGGATTCCGGAATAGAGCTTCTGATCAGCGTTTTTACGATCACGGGAATTGCATTTGGAATAATCCTGTGGTTGGAGGATAAGAAGACAAAGAAAAAGAACCCCACAGCGGCAACTGTAAAGGTTCGGTAATTAAATGGTGCTGTATGAAATAACAACTATATTTAGTATATCATACAGCGCCTGAAAGTCAAGATGCAGGCAGGGACCACCTGCTATATTTTTGACCTTTTTTGAGAGCTACAGAGGTATCAAGTACCTCTTGGGAGCTCGATTAAGCGTATTAGAGTTACGACGAGGTGCTTATGAGATACAAGGTACTATGCGGATACATAAGGCAGAGATGGGACTGTGGTGACACAGTAGAGATTGAAGAAAAACACACTGGGAAGTATGGAGCCAGAGGACAGACCAGAGAGAAGAAGAGGAAAGCCACTCCGGAAGAGATAAAAAAACATAATCAGTGGAAACGGGAAAGGGATGTCAGGAGGTTGATCAAGTGGAATTTCCGTGAGAGGGACTACTGGATCACTCTTACATATCCGAAAGATTACAGACCGACGTGGGAAGAAATGAAGGACCATGCCGGAAAACTGGTCAGAAAGATGCGAGAAAAATATAAAAAACAGGGATGGACCTTAAAGTACATATACCGTCTTGCAATCGGATCCAGAGGTGGCAGACACATCCACATCCTGCTCAATCGTGAATCCAATGAAAAAACAGCTACAGATCTGATAATCACAGATCTCTGGGAACAACAGTGGGGACACGGACATGTTAATTTCCGCACTACTTACAGCGAGGGTGGATATAAGCAGCTTGCAGAATACCTCACGAAGCCCCTGGAAGAATGGGAACCAGACGAGGTTAAACGATATCATCCATCCAGAAACCTTATCCGCAAGGATCCTGAAGTTGACGAGATTAAAAGAAGAAGTTTGGTTGACCTTGATGGAAAACCAAGGATGCCAAAAGCACCGAAAGGATACTACGTGGATCCGGAAAGCATCGAAGTCGGCATAAATCCGATAACTCATTATGCTTACCGCCATTACACGCTGATCAAGATTAAGAAGAGGGAATAAAACATGTGGAAAGTAGATATCTACCTGGAAACTGACAGTACATTCCAGGGAAAACGAGAAAGAAAATGCGGATATGTCCTCTCTACTATGGTTGGAAACGAGGAAAAGACAAAGGAAAACTTCGGAATCTCGAATGGGACATACCACCAGTCTGTCCTTATGGCACTTATCGAGGCTCTTTCCAGGATGAATGTTTCCTCAGAAATCTGTGTACATACACAGGATAGCTACGTAGCGAGCAGGCTTCTGAAACTGGAAGAGATGGCAGGAGAAGGCTGGCGAGATTCAAAAGGTGAACTGATCAAGAATGCTGCCGAATGGGAGCAGGTCTATCGTCTGATCCATGCTTTTCCAGAAGCACACAAAATGACCGCGCGATTTGAGAAACACAGTTATTCCACGTGGTTACAGGAGATGATGAAGAAGAATGAATGTGGAAGAATTATGGGGCAAGGCCTGGAGTCTGCGACCAGAGCAGAATCCAATGACAATGGAGTTTCTAGGGATGATTGTCCGTAATGGAGTGAGATACAGATATTACAGAGATGAAGGAGGCGAAATACTGTATGACAGCGAACCGGAAGAAGGAAAGCCGGAATGGATGCTCCGCGCTGACAGAGCATCAAGAAAGAGACATGGAATATATTCTTAAAAAATAAAGAAAAAAGGGGAACTATGTATGAGAACAATAGCAATCATTAATCTGAAAGGCGGCGTGGCCAAGACCACATCTAGCATTAACATTGCCTATATCCTTACCACACGTGGATATAAGGTTTTACTGGTGGATAACGACAAGCAGGGAGACTGCTCCCGTGGATTAAACCGCCGCACTTCAGATGGAGACGGTATTGATCGGATCATGACGGATCGCCATCCGGACATGAGCCATCTGATCCATAAAACTGACTATGAGGGGCTGGACATCATCACCGCAAATCTTGGCCTTCTGACTGCGAACATGGAAGTGACCATGGATCGTGTACGCCCACAGCAGAACCGACTGAAAAAAGCATTGCAGCAGGTAGCTGATCAGTACGATTTTTGCGTCGTAGATAATGCTCCGGATATCAATATCTCTGTGATAAATGCACTGACAGCCGCGAATGACGTCCTCATTCCTGTAGAAGTAGACGATAACACCCTGGAAGGCATGAACGAGCTCCTGGACCAGATCCAGGAAGTGAAGGAAGAACTGAATCCGGACCTGCAGAACGTCCGCTGCTTTGTGAGCAAGTACCAGAAAGGGAACCAGGCACACATTCAGGGAGCAGAGATCATCAGAGAGCAGTATCCGGCTATGGATACAACAATCCGCTTTTCTGGTGTAGTGGCAAGGAGCACATTCATGCGTATGCCGGTGGCTCTTCACAGCTCCCGATCAGCGGCAGCAGAAGACTATGAAGCACTGGTTACGGAGTACTTGAATATGATCGGAGGTGTACAGGATGGCGAAATTTGATCTCAAAGGAATGCTCTCTGAGCGTTCTGCACAGGAAATAGACCTTCCGGAACAGAAGACGGTCTATCGCAATCCGGAAGACTTGATCCCTTCTAAGGATAATTTTTATTCAACGGAAGACACAGAGAAACTAAAACGGTCGATCAGAGCACTGGGAATCCTTCAGCCACTCCTGATTGAAGAAAGAGACGGAAAAGATTACCTCCTGGCTGGACACCGGAGAAGAAAGTGCTGCCTGGAGCTGATTAAGGAAGGTCTTGAACGATTTAAAAGAATCCCTTGCGTATATAAACCAAAGATTGAATTGAGCGCAGAAACCGAGACAGATGAGATTGTCCGGAAGATGGTGATCATCCAGTCCAACACCTACCGCGAGAAAACTGACTGGGAGAAGATGACGGAATCCCTACAGATGGAAGAACTGGTCAAGGAACTTCGCGAAAAGACAGATCTTGAAGGAAAGACCAGAGAGATTGTATCAGATCTCATTGGAGTATCATCCACTCAGATTGGAAGGTACCACAGTATCAGTTCTAACCTTTCTGGAGAACTTATGGACGCATTCAAACAGAATAAGCTGAACGTATCCACGGCAGCGGAACTTGCCGGCTTGAACGAGAAATATCAGAACGAAGCTTGTAAGCTCCTGTCAGAAGCCGGGCAGGTTACATTGAATGCAGCGAAACTCCTGAAAGCGCAGCAGGAACAGGAAAGAGATATTCCCGGGCAGATGACTATAGATCAGGCACTGCATCCTCATAAGACGGAAGAGATTAACACTCCTGTTCCGGTGGACATCCAGATTGACCGGTTCTACGAATCTCTCCGGAAGAACACAGAAACCTATGTGAAGAAATCAGATCTGAATATGACTACATACATGCTCAGCGCCCTGTACGGAACAGTACGTGTCCGAAACGGACACCTGAACTATCAGGGAAGTAAGGAAGGAATAATCTTCAATGTTGGTTCTGATCAGGAAGAACTGATGAGCTGGACAGACTTCTCGAAGAAATTGATCGAGAAATACGGAAAGAAACAGAAACCGGTCAAAATGGCAGCAGTGGACGAACCCGAAGAACTGACGATACAAGAAGTGATCACAATGTTCCATGATGAGTATCCAGAAATCTTTGCAAAGATGATGCGGGCAATCAGACCGGCAAAAAATAATCAGGAATCAGCATTTATGGCACAGAAAACACTTGCTCCAAACGGATTCCGTGGATTTAGTGGTCCGAGAATGATGAGCTGCGATTTTCGGAGCTTGTCAGCAGGCACGAAATTTGAATATAAAGGAAGAACACTGAATACAAGCTATAGATATTTAGCCAGTCAGGCGAGACTTGTGTACGATCCTTTTTCTCCTGAATTTGATGATCTGGAAGATCAATCAGCAGCAGGAGTACCGGACAATCAGCAGCAGGACGATTTTGTTAAAGACACCAAAATCGAGGAACGTATTGTTGGACTCAACAATACGTCCGATTATTCTGGAAATATTACCGAGATGGCACCAGCAGGTAGCTCTGAAACATCGATACAGCCACCATTGCCAGTCATGAAAAATAATGATCAGCGAAAAGAATGGCTGAGAAAATATAAAGAATGGGGACTGTGGTACACAGATGAACATATCGGAGCGAGGTACTACAAATATGATTTTGAAAACGGCACGCGTCTGATTGTAGAAGAATATGATCCGGAACCGGTTCACAACAGTCCGTGGACACCGAACGAACCGTACTACATGCATCTTGTAGGCGGACCTGAACCGGAAAGAAATAACGGAATGCCGAAATGGACGTATCATTCAAAATACAACAAGTATCCGAACAGCGAAACAGAACTTGTAGAGTTTCTGAAGGGGGCACAAAAATGAAGATTAAATGCACGGAATGCAAGTATCTGACAATGCGTTACAGATCAGGAGGGACTTGTTCTTCGTACGGACGGGGCGAATATTACTGCGAACATCCGGTCTCTGAAAGACTTCCAGCAAAGACTTTCGGAAACAGAGCAAGATGCTTTGTATGTTTCGGGACAAATGAACGTGAGACAAAACCAACAATAAAAACAACTCCCCGGTGGTGCCCGGAGAAAGGGAAAAAGAAATGAGAAGAACAAAAATGGACGAAATTGTTGAGAATATGGCGAATTACATCTGCGATCACATATGCCAAAAACCGAAAGAGATCACAGATACGGAAAAACTGGAAGACTACTGCACAGAAGAATGCGAGATAGGAAGCCATATCTGCAATATCCTGAATCAGTACAACGAGATCAATGATTTTGAGAATTCTGAACTGTACAAGATAATGACAAAACACCGGAACATTGTCCTGTGCAAAGAATGCCAGTATAGAATACACCACGATACCAGCGGATTTGACTTGTGCCGGATTAGCACAGGACTGAGCGGATTTTTGGGAGAAGGTGACGGCTGCAGCAGAGGACTAAAGGTGTCCGAATCGGACACATAAATAACGGGTGCTATCTAAAATCACATATATCACACACAGGAGAGAGGAACTGTATAATCCTCTCTCCGGAAAGGAGTGAAACATGGATCAGGAAGGATTGATGTTTCCAAAAACACAGAAGAAACGAAAGAAAAGAATGAAACATCCCAGGAGCATCCTGCATGAGAAAAATGGGACATGTTATCTCTGCATGCTCCTGGATGGAAATCATAAGAAACATCTGCTCTTGGATGAGCATCATATATTTGGAGGTCCCAACCGGATGCATTCCGAAGAAACAGGGTTAAAGGTCTGGCTTTGCCTGGACCATCATACGATGGGAAATCTGGCAGTACATAGATGCTCTGACACCATGAGACTGATGCACCGGATCGGGCAGCGGGAATTTGAGAAGACATACAGCCGGCAGCAGTTTATAGAAATTTTTGGAAAGAGTTATTTATGATGATGGAGGAACAGGATGGAAGATAAAACATGTAAAACCTGCGTTGATAATGAGGATGGATTCTGCGACAGAAAAGGAATCCTGGTAGAGGACGATGATCAGTGTACTGATCATAAACCCGACTGGAGAGAATCCATGATGCGTAATTTCCTGAGAGGACACTGATATGGGGAGAACAGATCTTAGACCAGATATCACAAAAGAAGTTTTGGAAGAATACATACGAAAAGGTTATTCGCAGAACCGCATAGCGATAACTCTTGGTACTACCCAGTCGACCATATTTAACAAACTCAAAAAATATGGTCTTCAGGTTCAAAAGACCAGGCCAAGTAACTATGACGAAAAAGCTCTGATCAAACAGCTTCAGAACGGATGGACTACGGAGCAGATAGCGAGATACTTCGGCGTTTGCACCGGCACTGTTGGGAGCTGGATCAGTAAGAACAAGCTTGGAAAGTACAGAAAAGCATCACCAAAGAAATTTGATACCAAACTTTGTAATACCTGTATATATGGCACAGGAAAGAAGACAGACATGGACAGATGCAATTACTTATCCATCACCGGTCATTCCCGAAACAAGGGCCAGCCAGAAGATGGATGCTCTAAATATGCGAAAGGAAGAAAAATACGTGAAAGAAAAGGAATGAAATTGTGAAAGGCGGTGGAGATGAATGAGAGAGATTCTTTTCAAGGGAAAACGGATTGATAATGGAGAGTGGGTGGTTGGACAATATGTAAATACATGTTATCCGGGAAATGGTAAGGAGACAGGGCACTTCATTGTCGTGTATCCAAATGAATACCATGAAATTTACACATCCACCCTCTGCCAGTTCACAGGGCTTTGTGACAAGAACGGGAAGAAAATTTGGGAAAATGATATTCTCATGTGTCATGGAAATTCAGAAGACCTTGTAAAAGTGGCATTTGGAGAATTTGGTGTAAGAAATATTGAAACAGGGACCATAGTAGATAAAGTTGTCGGATGGCATTATGAGATTATTCCGACAGATGCAATCAGCAGATGTGAACCATTCTGCTGGTCAATGCCGCTGACAGAAGATTATATCGAAAGATGCGAAATGGAAGTAGTTGGTAATATTTTCGACAATCCAGAATTATTAAAGAAGAAATCAGATGAGTAAATTGTATGTAAGTGTTGGCATGAGCTTATCAATTGATTATGACGATATTGAAGCCGATACAAAAGAAGAAGCTGAGGAAATAGCAAAAGCACGAGCATCAGAAGATATTGACTACAATAACTGCAATTGCGAAGTTGACAATATGAGCGTGTGGTCTAGTTTTGAGGAGGAATCAAATGAGTGAATCAATGTTAGTGATAAATACGCCAGAACGATGTATAGATTGCGAAATCGGACAGAATTATAGCAACATTATAGAAACCTGTGTTTCTTGCCCGATTGCAGGAAAGTCAGCGTTAGACGGAGAAGCAGAATCAATCCCTGATTGGTGTCCATTGAAGCTATTACCGGAGAAGGACACAAAAAACCATTTCCCGGACGAATTTGAAGATGGGTATGCTATTGGTTGGAACGCTTGCATTGACGAGATTACAGGAGATGACTGACATGACATACAAAAACAGTGAAGGGTATCCGGATCCGACATCAGGTAAGGCAATCAAGGCAGCAGGACATATGCCGACACATATTTATAATGCATACACAGTTCTGAACAACACTGCCGGGTTGCTGGGTTTAGAGATAACGGGTATCCGGGACAAGAAAACCAAGAAGGAATGGAAACGAGGAGGCTGACATCATGGATAAGAGAATTCTGGAAGAATACATAGATGCATGCGAGGTGATCAAGGAAGCAGAAGCAGAAATCCGCAAACTCGAATCGAAAAAAAGTATCACGGCAAATGAAACGGTATCTGGAAGTAATCCGGAATTCCCTTACAACCCACAGCACTTTAAAGTACAGGGAACGACATATTCTTACTCCGATGATGTCAGAATCAGACAGAAGAAAGAGATCCTGAGACAGAAGAAAGAGAAGGCGGAGCAGCTGAAACTGCAGGTTGAAGTCTGGTTGATATCAATTCCATTCCGGATGCAGCGGATTATTAAGTACAAGATCTTCGAGGAAATGACTTGGCAGCAGGTAGCAGATCGGATGGGGCGAAGAGGAACAGCAGAGAGTATCAAGAAAGAATTTCAAAGATTTTTTGAAAAAAATTAAAGTTTGTCCCAAATGTCCCACATGTCCCGATGAAAGATGCTATAGTATATCATGAACGAATTGGAAATATCCAAGACGTTCAGTTTTCTTTTCTCATATGTATCTTCCCCAAAGATATTGATGAACCACAGTCCTGATCTCTGGTGGTGCTCAGATCAGGACATACCGGAATATAGCTCAGTGGTAGAGCAACTGGCTTATATCCAGCGTGTCGGTGGTCCGATTCCATCTGTTCCGATTGCGTGATCCACACACGCAACTTTTTTATAGTAAATCTCCTTAAAGGTGCGGAGCTGGCAGCAGTTCCGCTTTTAAAATGTTCAGGTGTCCAATTCGGACACCTTTTTATATGCCAATTTTCATACAGCGTGCACAGCACCAGCACATACATACTTTAGGCATGGATTCACTGTATGTAAGTGTTTGCACCTCCTTTCAGCGTGGTAGCAACCGGCTGTCACTATGGTGCTGGCAGGACTGTATTTCAGTAAATATCAAAAACGAAATGAATGAGAGGTGGTGAGGCTTGGCAAGAGCACCAGATCAGCGAGTAGAAGAAGCCAGAAGACTATTTGATTCTGGAATGAAATTGATTGAGATTTCTGAAAAGCTTAGTGTTCCAGAAGGGACAGTTCGAAGCTGGAAGAATAGATATAAATGGAATAATGCAACGTTGCAAAAGAAGAAACGCAACGTTGCGAGAAAAAAAGGTGGACAGCCTGGCAACAAAAATGCTAAGGGACATGGCGGTACAGGACCACCGGGAAATAAGAATGCAGTTAAAACGGGAGAGTTTGAAGCTCTCTTTTTTGATACCTTGGATGTAGATGAACAGAAGCTGATTCAGACAGTACAGCCGGATAAGGAACAGCTACTCCTGCAGGAGATACAACTTCTGACAGTACGTGAAAGACGGATGTTGAAGCGCATTGATCAGCTGCGACAGATGGAAGAACAGAAACTTGGAGCTGGTTCTGAT